GATCTTACTAAATCTCCTACCCATACTTTTGGTCTATCAACAAAATTACTTACATAATATTCTCGTAAGTTATCACCATATTTAGTTGCCAATTTATGAAAGAAAAATCTGTCGTTTCTTTTTAAAAAGGCATTCAAACTACTATTTACCTTGGCATTGTGTTTAAAATAGTCATAATTAGGGGTAGTAAAATGCAACTTAATAGCAAGATATAGGGTATATGCTTCATAACTTGTCATAATGGTAGAGTGGCTGTGCTAGATTTTTCAATCAAGTTCAACTTCTCTGCTTCTAATTGTAATTTTTCTTTTAGTGATTTGTTAATAAGAGGACCTACGCTTGCTGTATCAATATCATTTTCTTCACAAAATTTTAAAACAGCATCCATGTAAGGCATTTTCTTTTCTTTTACCATTGCCTCTATTGTCATGGCAAACTTTTTACTATTCATTAACATTAGAATTTTCTTACAATATGTTTTCTTAATGCTCTTGTTAGTTCTTCAATCTTATCTATGATACTAATTAAACTAGGGTCTGTAATATATTGACCTTGTTCTTTTAACTTATCATATTCTCTTAATGGTATTGTTACCGTTGATTGCTCATTCTCATAAGTCATATCATGCTCATGTGAATCTCTATCAATATTATCTGCCATAATTTACCTCACTTTATTAATATATTATATCAGTTTATTTTATAATGTCAAGCCACGTTTGTTCATATACTCATCCATAATCTCTGGATTTAGTTGTAAACCAAAAGTTCTAAACACTACACAAACATCTGGTGAAGTAGGTGTGGTAACGGTTGCAAATGTTTCACCGTTATTTTTATTTAAATAATAAACTACTATATAAACAACTTGACCATCAGGTTTACCACCTTCTCTGCCATAACTTATAGACAACGGCGTAAATCCTTTATGCTCTGCCCAGCGATCTATTTCTTCAGGAGCAGCACAAACAACTGGTATATTATCCCAGTAAAAATCGTACTTCTTTTGCTCTTCTGAAAATGCTATGCTAGTTAATAGGAAAGTTATTAGTAGTATTAAAATTTTCATTCATAACTATTTAGTTATTTCTACTAAACTTTCTTTATGTCTATCCAAAAACTCTTGCGTGTGTTTGTAGAATAGCTCTTGGTGCTCTTTGATTTTATCTTCGGTATGCAACCACTCTTGTACTTCACCACTTTCACACGTTGCAAGCACTACTGTTTGCTCAATCTTTTTATCTGGATACATTTCTTCAAACATTTTAGCATATGCTGAACATTGTAAGAAGTTACCATAGTTATAATCTGCGTCACGTCTTTTTGTAGAGGTCTTAAAATCTATAATAGATAGTTTACCTTTATACTCTGCAACACAATCCACCTGACCTGCAACACCTATCTCTTTTGAGTATAGGTATTCTTCTAGGCAATGTATATTATCAATTCTTTTTAGATATGGTTTAATTAGTCTGAATAGACCTAGAGCAACCACGTTGGTTACACCATTACTTTTATCATCTTCATTGTTAAGATGATTTTCAATTAGTTTGTGAGTTGATTTACCTCTGTTTGTAGAGGTTACTGATATGTAGTTGGCCATTTGTTCGCCAACTGCTTTTCGCCATTGTATTATTTTTTCTTTTCTTTCTGGTATGTCACCAAGAATAGAAGTCACGGAAGGCATATTAACACCATCAATAGTATAATATCTTATACCATCTTGGTTTTTACCTTTCACACCTAGACTTTTAGGCAATACAGATTCATTTAGTTTTACATGTTTAAACATAATATACCTTCCTTATTATATAGCTTCATTTTAACACAAAAATCGGCTCGTGTCAAGCTTTAATTACTAGGTTGATCTTCAACTCATTAAAGAATCAACGACATCATCCTTACTAGGACCTTTGCTATCGCTGTATTCTTTTTGATAAGAAGTTCGACCGTCTGCACCCTTAACTGCTCTCAAATATTCTTTTCTATTTGAGTCTGACCCTTTATAAGAACAATGGACCCATCCGCTGTTAGGTTCTTCTGGTTTCCAATATTCTAATATAAGTTGGTCAAAGTCAAGGTTATCAGCAATATAATCTGCTAATTCTTTATTCGACACACCGTAGATTTCAAAATCGGCTGCCTGGCCTGAAGCGTGCTGTGAAGTCACACTTGAACCAATTGCAACACATAATTCTGGTGATCTAAAGCCTGATGAAACAGAAACAACTTTACCGTAGTGGTCTCTAATCGGTTGTAATATTTCATTACACAACCTTTGTAGATTTTCAATATTATCCTCATTAGGATTATTATTGATACCTTTACGTTCAGCCGTTTGGCTTTTAATCATCTCAGCCAGTGTGAAGTTTTGACTTAATCGCATTTAGTTTATCCTTTGCTATTAGTTTTACTTTCTTCAAGGTCTTCATATCATACCATAGTTTATTTGATCTGTCAACATTTCTTTTTGACTCGATCTCGTTCACTGCTCTTTTTAGTTCCTTATGATGAGCTTTCGCTTCTAACATAATTACCCCCTTGTAAGTTTTAGTAATTTGTCCATCTGAGCCTTAATGATTGGTCCTCTATTAGGCCAATGTATATAAGGTTCATTAGACTTGGAAAGATTGTACAAAAATGGTAGTACAACCTTTTCAATCTCTTTAAAGCGCTTTTTAACGTCAGCATCCTGTATCTCTTTATTCACACTTTCCTTTTCAGATACTATTTGCATAACTTCATTCATCATTGTTTTTATTGATGACACATCGCTTTTAACTTTTGCTATTTCTAGGTTAGTTGTATTTAAATCTTCTTTACCAACAGATGGTTTTGTGCTTTCTTCTGCTGGTTTATTTGACACAGGAGTAAAACCATAATCTGTATTTGTATCAAACTCACGCATAAAATCTGGCATATCACTCATTAGTTTTCTCCTTTGTATATTGGGTTTTGATTAATTGATTCATTACGGTTGTGTAAGGGTTTAGATTGTAGTCCTTTATTGCACAACCAGTTAGTAGTAGACCTGCAAATAATAAGGGCAGGACCTTAAAGCAGGTTCGACCTGCCCTTATGTACAATGAGCGGATTGACTTACTCGACTCTGGTTTACGACCGTTGCGTTTCAGTTGCTCGCTCTGTATATAATTATTTAGATTTTGCACGTTGTCTAGCCTTGTGTTTTTTTATTACTTGTTCAGTTTTAATTTGTTTAATAGTTTTCTTACCATGTTCTTTTGCTAAAGCACTTGCAGGATGTTTTTCTGCAATCTTACTTAACACTTCTTTAAATCCTTGATCATTTTTATGTGTGATACCTTGTATACCACCAATAATATTGACACTATTAATTTGTTGTTTAACATGTTTATTCTTTTTTAGATAATCTTCCATCTCTGAAATAGACATCATCTCATCATAAACTTTACCAGTTTTTGTGTTTTCAAATGTGTATATGGGCATTAGAGATTTTTAAGAGATGATAACTTATCCTCAGCGTGTGCTAACTTATCTAGTTTTTTTTCTGCTGTTTCAACATAGTCAATATGTTCAGCAACACCGATAGGTTTATCTAAAAATGTTTTTAAATCTGCTTTGGCAACTTCTATATCGCCTTCTAGTTTTTTTATTAGTGCTTCTTTAATCATATTATTATTTATCTTTCAATATTCTACCGTAATTAGGCCAACCAAACTTCTCATGTGACTCACCTACATAACGCCATCTAATAACGCCTGTATTAGGGTTTCTTTCATATATTTTTGGTCGTTCTTTTTTATTCTTTTTTTTACTCATTTTATCCTTTTAAAACTGCCTTTACCTTTTTTAGGTTTAACAACTCTTTGTTTGTATTTAGGCGTTCTAACATCTTTTGCTATTGGATTAGTTTTAAATATTCTATCAAACTCGTTTCTATATTTGTCATTTGACACTCTACTTTTACCATCCCAATTACCAGGCATTACTTTTCTATAATACCTTGTATATCTGTTTCAGGCATTAGAAAATATTCCTTGCCCTCTACTTTAATTTCTCTACCAGCAAAGGCAGCAAACTTAACCTCATCGCCTTCTTTAACCGTCATAGGTATTCTTTCACCAGTAGATGTTTTTCTACCAGGTCCTACTTTAACGGCAATACCTTGTTGTGGTCTTTCTCTAGTGGTCATAATAATACCACCTTTTGTTGTTTCTTCGTCCTTTTCTTCATAATCAATAAGGACATTATCACTCAATGGTTTAAATGTTATTGACATTCTCTACTCCTTCTTTGAACCAATCTGGCATTTTTGATGGTGCCTTCCATGTTGCAAATCTAACTTTTTTCATTATATAGTATTTACGATAAGACGCAACTGAATCACCTGGTACAATACACTCATCTGGCATTGCTGGTGTAGCGTCTGTGCCTATCGCTTTAAGATTTATATTCTTTGGTGGTTGTCTTAACAAGTCACCTAATTTTTCTACAGCAAGATGGTCTTTTGTATGATTGTATCTTAACTTGTATTCATCATTTAGTGCCATCATGTGTTTGTATAACCATATGTAATTATAAGCAGACTTCATAACCCATTGTGTACTAGGGTGTCTTAACCATCCTGCTTTGTAAATGATTGCTTCTTCGTTAGGATTATCTAAACGCCATCTCTTAATCTTACGACCATTTTTTGTAAGGTCTGTATATTCTGTACCATCTAATACTCTTTTAGCAGTACATAACATTTGAGCAGACTCTAATATCATTTT